AATCGGTTCATGGTCTGGTGCGCTACCTGCATGTGCTGATATTTCCCAACCGTCCGCGCCTAAATCATCATGGTTTTGTTGGGATATCTTTTCTTGCATTAAACCAAGGCCGCCCATGATATTGCGCCGTGTAGCAGCCTCTAAGCTTGTATGTACGCCGCTTTCATAATCTATAACACGAATACCCATATTAGCAATATTGCGTGTTGCAGAGCGTATAGCGGTCTGATAATCAGCAGCACCGGTAAACACCTGCTTGAAAGCATAATCCATAGTGTTTTGATACGCTTTTCTTAGCGGTTGGCCTACTCCGTTAGGGTCTACCACACCAAGGGTTTGAACAATGTTAGTAAAATCGTCCTGTGCAAGTTCTACGGTTGCCTTAACCATTTGTTGCATTGATTTATTTCGCTCAAAAGCAACAGCACGGCCAGAGAAGTTTTTAATATCAAAGTTATATCCAACCTCGGCAGACTGTGTTAATAAGCGTTTTATTTCTTGTTTAGATACGCCTAACATTTTTTGTAATCTTTTTTCTATTTGCTGCCGGTACAAGCCCATTTGTTGAGCACGCCATATTTGGTATGCTGCTGTACTGGTAAGCTGTCCGGCTTCAGATATTCGCCTTGCAATGTCTTTCAAAAGAAAATCGTTTATCGGATCCGATACGCGAGAGGCGGCATCACGGAGAGCGGCGATTTGTTCGGGAGTTAACATTATTCTTCACCGCCGTTTGTCAAGGCCTCCATATCGGGCATATAAGCTTCTCTTATTTTTTGCAAGTCTGTCGGTGTTTTAGGAAATGGAATATCATAGTACCATGCTACGGCTATTTCAGGCTTAAGCATACCGGAGCCAACCATACCGCTTAATTCTATCCATGCCTTATCTCGGTTGAATAATACTCCATCCCCCCAGTCAACAATTAAATCCTTTTCGATATCAAACAGTGAAGAATCGCATAGCTTATAAAGCTGTCCTAATCGGTCGCATGTACCAATCAATTCCCTTAAGGCTGATTCCCACATTTGTTGAAAGTCAATTATAGTTAAGTTATAATCGCCTTGGCTGGACGTGATCTCCGTTGCTGTGCGTTCAGTGGCTTCGACCTCTGATAAAATACCACGCTTTAATCCGATAAGAGATTCGATATTTCTTAGGTATTCTTGTTTACGTGCCAAATAAGAAGCTTCACGTAAATTAGGATTAAATATAGTCACTCCTACTGTGTCTTGATCGTCGTCAATACCTATAAACAGTTTGCTTGATAGTTTCTTCTTGCCGGTTACGCTGTCGGTTGTAATCATGTCATTGCTTGCTATAATGCGTGATGCTCCATTGTCAAATTCATCATTAAGTTGCTGTTCGTTTCGATTGATATTTTTAATTAATTTATTAGCAGCGGAATAAACACTTACACCGTCATTTGTACCGTCAACAGAGTTCATCATCGGAGTTTTAATAAGAGCCATGCCAAGATTATAAATACCCGGTAAAACAACAACAGGCTGCAAAGTGGCATATTTTTCTATTGCGTTTAGGCTTGTGAGCGTGCCTAGCGTATCTCTGCTATCAGATACATATAGTTTGCTTTCAATGGTTAACGCTCCATTTAGGCCTACTGTACGCCGTTCTAGCAAAGTGTAATATTTACCGCCCAACGATGTAAACTCGGCTGTCCCAACACTTGTCGGGCGGCCTGTAACATCGCGAGCGAGTGGAATAAAGCAATCACGCCGAACTGCTGATAATTCAAACCCATAAGGAGTAAGCACAGGCTTTATAAAACACTCTCCACCAATTAAAGCAAACTGCATGATAGTTTTCTTAGCGGCATCAGCCTTTAAAAGCAGAGAAGTGACAAAATCAGCTTTTGTTCCAGATTTAGAGGTCGAAGCTTCATACTCGCTAAATGCCGTCTTAACAATTTTATTAACAATCAGTACCGGCAACCGTTGACAATCATCATATTCGATTGTTGTATCTATGTCGGTTATGCCATCAAAGTAAAGCGTAAACCAGTCTTTAATGGCAGTCTGCATTTCGCTTGATGTTATATCCTTGACGTTGAAAGCCTGTTCAAAGTTATATATTTTGTTGTTGAATAATGCGGAAAATATACTCATTCACGTTTCACCCCCTCGTTTTTAATAATTACACGCTTTTGAAATCTCATAGCATTGTGTAGCCCCTCAATATAAGCATTTAAGCGGTCGTTCTCCTGCTTTAATTCTGCAAGTTTTAATTTTAATCTTGCATTTTCTTCCAACAAATTATCTTTGCACCATGCGGGGAGAAACTTGTTATATAACCATTGTTTAATCATCTTCATAAGTATATCCCTCATATCTTAGCTTGCGTCGCATAACCGTATTACAGAAATAACGGATTTCATCCATTGCATGGTCATGGTCTTTAACCGGTTTATCTTCGTTTGAATCATCGTCCCATGAATATTGCCCAAATTCTAAAATAGAGTTTTTGCATGACTTGTTTATAAGAATATATCCTTTTTTAAGCATTGAAGCTGTAACCCTGATTCCGTCAAGCACGCTGTTCTTTGCCTTGCGAACGGAAAACCGACCGTGTTTTCTCATTGTTGCAATAAAAGAAGCCGCCGAAGGGTCTATAATAACATGCGTTATCGGCCTATCTCCTGCAAGCTTTTCTAATTCTGTGTAATATTCTTCATCTGTTTTTTGTGACTTTTCGTCACGGCCAGAGTAATAATACTCTTTAACTCTTATAGCCTTATTCCCATTCACGCACCACAGCCCCGCTGAAAACGGATTAAGCGTTCCATAGTCAATTGATATGTACCATTCCCCGTCTGTTGGGGAATCGTTTGTTGTATTTGTTGCTTCATCAAATTCATACACAAGCCCCTCGGCAATTACCCATAAGCCAAGGATATACCGCTGATAAAACACTGTGCCGGAATACTCTTTTTTTAAATTATCTTTGAAGTAATCAGAAATAAATGGGTTATCATCAATGGTGTATGTTTGGCTGAATATATCAGCATCACTATCAAGAAACTGTTTTAGCCAGTGCTGCGGGTTCTGCGGGTTAAATGTCCCATCAAAGCATGAATAATCTTTATCTAATCGGCTTTTAAGAAGTTCAAACACTTCCTGCGACCAGTCGGCAACTTCATCACCATAACAATACTTAACCGACGATCCACGTATTTTACTTACTTGATTGACCTTTTCAGCACCAAGCGCATAACACTCTTGACCAAAAAGATTTACTTTGTTTTCACTTGATATTGTGCCAACAAGTCCGTCCCCATATATGTTACGCATTGGCTCCAATACATTGCGCTCTATGGTTGACTTTGTAACACCGAGTATAAGAACTAAGCCGTCTTTTCCAATTCGTTCCCTTATCCGCAATGGAATAATCCATTTGAAATCAAGATATGTTTTGCCGGAACGAGTGGCGCCGCCTTTAAAGTTCCAACGTTTATTAGCATTAAGAACAAATTCACGTTGCTTATCACTTAACAGCATTTTTAAATTCCTCCAACAATGCGTCAAGCCTCTCTACCCCGTCATTATCCTGTATTTCGTGTTTATCCCGCCACTTAGCGCCTTGTCTATTTTTCAGCCAAAAGGCAGCGGCTCCAACATCAGGAGAAATGTGTTTTATTGTTTGAGTTACCTTCTTTTTCCCGTTTTCCAGTTCAATCTTTTGCTCTGTATATTCATATCCTAAAGCCCTTTTAAGCAAGGCGTTTTCGACTTCAATGTCAACAACTTCCTTGCCTTTTTTTAAGGCCTCTAAAATCTCCAAGTGTTCATTTTTATAATTATAAAGTGACGATGTGCTTATGTTCATATTAGAGGCTATTTGCTCGTCTGTAAGCCCATTCCTTGCCCATGCTTTAAGTAAAGTTAGGCCATCATCGGTTAACCAATATTCATATTTTCCTTTAGCCATATCGCCACCTTCCTTAACTTAAAATTTATTTAGATTTAGGTTTGGTCATTATCAAAAAGTTACTGATATCACTTGTCATTTGTTGTACTCGCCCCTATTGCCTTTTACATACTCGTTATATTCCGTTGCCCATTCAACCGGCACATACATACCGGCATTGATATAGCGCTGAATAGCATCTGTTAAATCAATTTTGCGCTGAGATATCCATAAATAATGAGGCTCTATTCCAATTGGAGGTTTAACTCCATGACAGATTTTTGCTGATTCAGGCATTGCTAAACATCCTTGGCCTTCCATGATAACCTCTCCTTTTGTTTCTTTTATAATATATAACCGCCTGTATTATTTGGCGGTTTGTTTCTTTAGCTTATCTTTAACGCATTCTTTAAACACGCAGAACGATCTTCCGCATCGCCTGAACTCATTCCAATCGCAAAATTTGTCAGGGCATATTTTTACATAAACAAACCTTTTCATAATTACCTCTATATTTTATTTTTACGCACTAAAAAGCACCCACCAGTTAAGGCAGATGCTCTTAGAAAAGAAAGAAGGGAAGTGAATTGAAGTAATTGGTAGTCGACTTTTCAGTTCTGCCGACCAAAGAACGTTATATCCACTTTTAAGCACATAATATGCCTATCCACATTAGTAATTATACCACATATGGTGTCTACTGTCAATATATTATACCATATGTTGTAAAATTATTTTTTCATGGATTTTTTTGCATCCGTCTTTTGACAGTCCCATAATCCTTCCAATATCCCGCCAAGACCAGCATATTTTAGTTTTACCATAACTTTCGCTTATGTACCGGTAATAAAACACTTTTCTTTGCGCCATTTTAGGCAAATCGTTTATAAAGGCTCTGACAGGCTCTTTAAGGCTATTAAGCTTATCAATGAGTAAGTTTGCCTCTTGAGTGTATTTATCGGCTAATTCGACCGCATTTTGCACTTTATCGCTACTCTGGCCGCCTTTAGGCATATCAGAATATACAGGAGTGACCTTACAGCCTTTTAAGCGTTCGATTGTGGCATTTTCAAGAGCCTGATTGATTTTAGTGTTCAGCCGGTTCCGCTCTGATATGTACCTGTCTAATTCTAAGCGTGTCATAGAGCCTCCTTTAATTTTATTCCTATTTTCTCAAAATAAAATTGCACTGGATGCGGATGTGGAATTACTATTCCAAATCTAACCGCATTTCTGTATGTAACACTATCTCGATTAAGTACTGCTGGCCATCGTTCGATTGCAGCACGAAATTTTTCAAGCATCAATGAAGATTTGTAATTATTACAGCTGCGACAAGCGGGGAGCATATTTTCTATGCTGTCAATGTCTTGGCCTATAGCTTTATAGGCCTCATAAAATTCCATCGGTATAACATGATCTGCTTGCATGTCTTTGATAGTGATTTCTTTGCCACAATAAGCACAATGCCCGCCGCATTTGTCATATATGGCTTTCCGCTCTGGCTTAGTTATTACTCGGCGCTTGGGTGGCTTATACATTGCATATCCTCCTTACACCATATCCGCATCAATGCCTAAATATCTAAGCAACTGCAATGCAAAATAATAGCCATACTCGCTAAAATCATAGTTAAAATTTTCATCGTCTACCTTGCAAACCGAAATGCAATCATTGTCTACATAAATTTTGTAATCATTGGGATTTTGGATAATGCTGTCTAACATGCATTTATCTTGATTGTTAAAATTCATTTCTCTGCCTCCTGCTCCTGCGCTTGACGGTATTTTGCAACCACCGAATAAGCACTATTTCCTGTATATGGCGAATTTTCTATATCGGTTATGCAAGCTTCTGATAATTCCAGTGCTTTTTTCAGCGTGGCATTTTCTTCCTGCAACTTTGAATTGCGATTAATAAGCCGTTTGTTTTGTTCTGCTAATTTGTTGATTGTGCTTTGCAATACGGAGTTTTCAAGTTCCGATTTTTCCAGTTCGTCAGATACTTTTTCAAACAATTCATAACGATATTCTGCTATTTTCATGTATTTGCCACCATTTGCCGCTAATGCATTATTTCCCGCTTTCAGCCGTTCAACTTCGGCAATTAAACCAGGTATATCTTCTCTGGCATGATCAATAAATTTATCCCGTGACATGATATTGTCATAGCACTCTTTTATTTCATCAAGCTGTTTATCTGTCATTTGGATTCCTCCTGTTCTGGTTTTGCACGATATGCAATGTAATTTTTTCCATATTTTTTAAAAGTCCAGCAATCGCAATGGGAATCTATAATTTCTGCGTCCTTAACATTGACAAGCCCATATCCGTCAAGACCTTTGTTTACTATCCCAATACAATATACTGGCATCCCATCCATCCCCCTTAGCTGCTCTAAAGTTAAGGGTTTATTTTCTGGCTGAGGTATTAGCTTTTCAAGTTCACCAATCATTTTTTGAGCGCATGACTTGCAAACCCACACACCATGATATTTTGTAGACAAACTTTTTCCATCGAAATAAAGCGTTTCTGGTATTTGCAGTTTCAGCACTTTTGCGGAATCGTGACAGCAACTGCACATGCAGTTTTCATATTCGCTCACAGTGCCTTGAAATGTAACGTCAAGTTTATCCATTGCTTTCACCTAACCTTCTGCCACACATAGGGCAAATTTTAATATCTTCAATTTCTTCCTCGTGAAAATCATCCGGTGCAATCTGCTTGGAATACCCCGCATAAAACAAATAGCCATCTTTGGGATACAAGGTTTTATCT